GACTGCATTATCAATATCTGACATATAGGTTTGATTTGTTTACACAAAATTATAAATAGTATTTAACTTAAACAAATAATTTAAGTAAATAATCCTAAAGTGTTGATTTTGAATCAACTATTGCTTTGTGAGTAATCTCTTGTTTCTTCAATTCTGCCTTTTGCTCATTACCTGCAAACTTCTCTTGTGCTTTACCATTAAGTACAGAGCCTTCTATCTCTGCTTCTTTTTGCAATAAGTCAATAGCGTATTGATGTTCAATCTCCATTATCTTCAACTTCTGTTGGAATAATGAATCATCACGTTGCATATTAGACTGTGCTTGGCTTTCCATTGTTTTTTGTTGCAATGCTTGTTGGCGTTGTAAGTTTCTACTTACCATATATCCAAACACTAATTGTGTCAATTTGAAGTTTGTGCTACTATCTATTAGATTACAGATATAGAAATAATCGTCATAGTTTAGTCCACCTTTTACGGGGTCTGATGTGTTTACTAATGCTTGTTTTGCTGCTTCCTTCATTTCAGCCTTTTGCTCAATCGTAGGTCTTGCTTCTAATTTGAATCCAAAGGTATGTGGCAGTATCTCTTGTCCAAGCATTTTGACTGCATTGCCACCTATTGAATTAGTAATAACACGAATGTCGCCAGTTCTTACAAGCATTTGTAGTTTCTGTGCGGTTTCCTCTGCTGTACGCTCACTCATAAAAGTTATAGCCGATATGATTTGAGATAAGGCGTTTTGTGTACCTTGTACTGCTAATTGCGCTACACCCGATAGTGTGCGTTCCCCTTGCGTAGATGCGTCCGTAGATTGATTTAAACCAATCAAATCACGCATCATATTTATATTAAACTGAATATCATTTAACCAATCCGCATAGTCCTTTTGAAGTCCATTAGGCATTTCTTGGATAGGCTTATAGCCTACCATATTATCAGGCGTAAGGAAGTTTTTACTTGCCCAAAATAGATTACCACTTTGGTCAAATATCTTAACTGCCACATCTGATGTCATTCCTTTGCCGTCAATAGACAAGTTTGAAAGTGCCGATAAGTCAATAGATACACCACTTGGTCTTGCGGTGGCTTTAGCTGATTGCATTTTTACCCAAGCTAAGTTCGCAGCTTCATCAAACGCTCTCATTCTATCTACCATAGATTCGTGGTCTATAATGTAGTATTTTAAAGGGCAAACTGCTTTCTTGCTATCTTGTAATTGCCTTGCTTGGTTAGGTACTTTCCCGTAATTGAATACAATTTCCGTATCTACAACCCAAGAAGTCTGGTGGTAGAAATGTATATCCGTTCTTTCAATAGTTTTCTTAGCCTTAAAAGGACGACCTGCTGTTTGTCTTGTTTCGTTATAGTCGTGCTGTCCTATTGGTGCTGTTGGGTCTGTCCATGTTACCTTCTTATCAAATTCACGTTCCTTTGTTTCAGACATTACCTTATCACTTGCTTCAAAATATAATTTGAATATAGGTACGTTAAAAGATAGCCAGTTACTAAAACTTGCATCTGTATTATAAATAGGATTCGCTGCACTTTGAAAAGCAGGATTGCCAAGTTTTGCACTAAATCTACTTGCTAACATCTTTACCATTTCGGGTGTTATTTGCCCTTCGGGGCATTCCGTCATTAGTTGTGCAATAGTAGTAGTATAGAAGTAACCTATCCTTTCGGGTGTATCTAAGAAGTGTCCTCTGAAATCGGGCGCAACTAAATTCACAATATCTACATACCTCCATTCTACACGCCCATCAATAGGGTTTTGGATAATATCAATAGCGAAACGACCTAAATCAAAAGCATCTTCCAATAGCATTTTGCGAATCATTTTCCAACGGTTGTCGTTAGAAACAAATTCGATACCTAATTCTATGGCTATTTCGTAAATGTGTTTAAATGCCACATTCATTACTAAGTCTAAATCACGCTTGGTTTCAATAGGTATAGGCGTATCGGTCTTTTCTGTGAGTTTCGTACCTGCTATATCTTCCATCATCTTTGCCCACTCTGCTTGTTCCGCTTCTGCCCATAACTTCCATCTGATAGCTTCTTTCTCTGCCCCTGCTTCGGGGTTAATAGCAGTAGCCACAATATCCCACTCCAATTCTTCCAACTTCCCAATTACGATATTTCTGAATTTTGGTACTAATTTTAAAGATTCCCAGTCTAAATTGGTATAAGAAACATCTTTGCCATCTTCGTATTTACCCTTTATTTTAGTGATAAGTCCTTTTAAATCATTCCTACCCGTAGCGATAAGTCTATTCTGAATAAATTCTAATCTACGTGCATTGGTAAGGTAGCCTACACCTGCATTGGTATAGTTATAGTAATAAGATGCTTTAACTTCTTTTATATAATACTCCTTACTTTCCCCCGATGGAGAAACAGACTTATCTTGAAATTGGTAGGAAGTTTCCTTATCGGGTTCTTTTAACTTCGGTAGGTCATTAAGAATCATCTAATGTAATTTAGTAAAGCATTGATTAGTGCAAAATTAAAATATTTTAGTTAAAGTTTTACTTTAAGTGAAAACTTTTATATTTTTGTTCCTAATTAACTAAATAGTAAAAACAAAATAAAATGGCAAACAAAGTTTCACTTTATGGTTTAATAAGCGTAAATGGTGTTTTCGCCATTGCTACAAGACCAAATTTAACTGACTTAGCGACCGAGAAAATTGCTTACGTATCAGTTGTTAAAACGCAATTACAAGATAAAACTCTTGTAGATGCTTTTGAGATTGTATGTAGTAATCTAAAAGGTGCAACACCTGATGTTTACTTATTAAAAGTAGAAGCAGGACATTGTGCTGACATTGATGCTTTCTTTACTGGTTTATCTACTGTTACGGCAGATACCACTTTCACTAAATATACTTCACTTAAAAGTGTAGATGGCTCTGTGGTAAAATCGAAGTCTGTAATCGTAAATGATTTGCATACTAAAAATCGTAGATATATCCCTGTCACAAACAGCACTAAGGTATTCGTAGAGATTCACAATGCTTTCCAAGCGAAAGAATTTGAATTTGCAGGAAATCAAACGGTTGCAGGGGCATATACTTACTTCCCTTCATAATTTTTCTTCTGTTCGTTTTGTGTTTAAGATAGCGCACTCGAAAGGGTGTGCTATTTTTTTTGCCTAAAAGTTTGGAAATTAAATATAGGTTACTATATTTGCAAAGTAAATAATAACAATGAAGGTAAAAACAATCAATTCTACTACTACTAACAAGAAACTTATAACACGCATGGATGCAAGTGTTGTAGCTGATTGCCACCCTACTTGGATAGACCGTTGTGTTAGATTAAATCTGATTGATATTGAGAAAGACAAGACGCACGTATTTGTAGTTCTTAATTCTAAATGGAGTGCATTTTTAAAAGTAAAAAGAGTGAAATATAATAAATCTAGCGGAGGTAATTTTGCGTAACGGGAAAGCTAACCGATGTTCAGGAAAAGTAAGGACTGAACTTCCGAATTATGACTAATCTTACAGACACAAAAAAATAATTAAATTTAACCTAAAGCCTGAATAGCGGTTAGCGTATGTTATCACTTCGGCTTTTTAACACACAAATATTATGATTTCGGATAAAACATTTCAATTAGCAAAAAATATAGGTTTTGATTTAAAAACTTGTAACTGTGGAGGATTTCCTGAATGTATATGCTATGAGGTAAAACCAACACAAGCTGTTCTTCAAAAATGGTTGCGAGAACAAAAAAATACTGATGTATTAATATCACATCAATTTAGCAGTCAAAACAATCATCAAGTAATATATGATGTATGTGTCACCACGTCAATTAATAATGTTGATGACGAAAAATATTGTAATTACGGTTATGGAGAATTGTTTTCAAAATATGAGGATGCTTTAGAATATGGATTAATAAATGCTGTTAAAATTCTTTCAACACAAAGTTGCTCACGAGCTGAGTGATAACGTTTTGGGGCTTTGTGTCAGGTGGGGAAATCAAAGCCGAAATGTTCAACCCACCACTAAACTTAAATTGAAAAACAAATGACGAATAAAGTAGAAAAGCCCCACTTGCACAAAACCGATGTTATGTGCCGTATTTTCAAAGTAGGAGGATGGTTAGACCCGAAAGGTTTTGACAAACGTATACACGAAATTGAAGTAACTGAATCCGATAAGTCTTTTGTTGGTGATGGGAAAAGAATAAGTAAAGACAAATTAATGAAAATTGATACAATGTTTGTAGAAAATCATAAATCAATGCGATATTATACTTATTGCAGAGATGGTGAACAACAAAAGGCTTTGGATATGATTAAGCAACATATTATAGATAAAGTCAAAACATATAAATCAGAGATAGATGCACTTATGCAGTTCGTGTCCTAATATGGCACATAACGTATGGTGCTATGGTGCGGCTTGTGTTGCGCCTGCGGCAAGCTGCATTATAGCACGTGTTATAAGCTGGCTGCGGTTGGTTAGCACAAAACTTAAATTGAAAAACAAAACATTTTTTAATTAAAATTTTTGAAGCATTGGAAAAAGAGAAAATAAAAATATTGAACTTGTATTGTGGCATCGGTGGCAACCGAGAGCTTTGGGGTGATGAATACGAAATTACAGCCGTAGAAATTAATCCTAAAGTTGCTGCTGAATACCAAAGAAGATACCCGAATGACATTGTAATTGTTGCCGATGCTCACGAATACTTATTGCATAATTACAAAAGGTTTAATATTATTTGGAGTTCTCCACCTTGCCCAACTCACAGCAGAACAAATTACTTTACTCAAGCAATAAGAAAAGTGCCTACATATCCTGATATGAAATTGTGGCAAGAGATAATATTCTTAAATCAATTTTTCAAAGGCTTATGGATGGTTGAAAATGTGATACCTTTTTATGAACCATTTTTGCCACAATACACTAAAATTGGTAGGCACTTTATTTGGAGCAACTTTAAGATACCTGTAATTGAAATGCCGAAAAACGAAATAGGAACAATGATGAAACAATATGTAGGAACTGGAAAACACGCCCACGATAAAACGCTTGAAGATAGAAACGCTGTAAATTCTGAATTAGGACTACACATTCTTAATTGTGCGGTGGGGAAAATTTTAATTAAAAAAGGTTATGAGCAGGTCGGTTTATTCGGAGAACTTCCGTAGCAGCTTGCCGCTAACGTTTTTGCTTTACGCAGGTGGGGATTTCGGAGAACGAATTTTCAACATAGCACTAAAGCCAAATCGGAGAACTGAATTTGATTATACCACGTCAGCCCCACTTGCGTAAAGCATTTGTTAGTGGCTGCCGTTTCACGATAATGCCTTGAGCGGCTTTGTAAAACTCACAATTTTAAGTTATGAACTTTAAGCAGTACAAAAGAAAAGGTTTATCAGAAATGGTTTCTGTAACCGAGTTTACCGAAAACGGTGGCGACTTATCGAGAGTAAGTATTTCATCTCCTGACCACTTATTACAAACCCATAACCCTGACGAGTTTAATCTTGGCTATGTGGCACGTAATCCCAAAAATCACGAAGATTTGTGGTATGTGGCAAAGAAATACTTTGATGAAAATCTTGAACCAGCGTAAAAATGTGGTTCGTAGGATGCTCGGTGTCGGGTGTCCTACGGTTGCCACTAACGGTTGACAATATGAAATGTACGGGAATAGATGCGAAAACCTACCGTACTGCTCGAAACTAAATTAAAGGTAATTCGCTTAAATTTGGCACGAACACCCGTATATTTTATATTGTGTGTTATAGCCAGTTAATTTTAATCAAAATGGATGAAATTATAGATGATGGAGAAAAGTATTATTTAAGAGCAAGAATGGATAATACATTAGTTTACGAAAGTGCATCGGGTGGAGATGCAATAGTTTTAGTTAATGGTGAAAAAATATGTACCATAAGAGCATTATCAACTGGAAATGTTGGGATGGTCGATGTTTTCTGTTAATTGGCTATAACGTTTGGTGGCTTTGTTTAGTTGCCGAAAACACTAAACCAACTTTAAATTAAAAACTAATTATGCAAGCACAAGAAAAACATAAAATTAAGCCTGAAACGGCAATTGAACAAAACCACTGTTATACGCAGTTTAAAAATACTTGTTATGTACAGAAGTAAAATAGACTTATATAACGTAGATTGTTTGCCTTTTATGAAGCAATGCAAGGATAAACAATTTGATTTAGCAATAGTTGACCCTCCTTACGGAATAGGAATAGACGGACAAAAAGAAAGTATTTGTAAAAACCCTAAACACAACAGGAAAGCACACGACTTTAAAGGATGGGATAATTCAATACCTACTGATGAATATTTTAGAGAGCTTGAAAGAATATCTAAAAATCAAATTGTTTGGGGTGCAAATTATTTTGTTGCCAATTTACAAAAAGGAACTAAAGGGTGGATTGTATGGGATAAAGGACAACACGGCTTAACTATGAGTGATTGCGAACTTGCTTATAGTAGCTTTAATAAACCAACACGAATATTTACATTTAATCGTGGTTTAATAGCACAAAAAGGTGGAAGCATACACCCAACACAAAAGCCTGTTGAACTTTATAGATATTTACTAAATGAATATGCAGAAGAAGGCAACAAAATATTTGATAGTCATTTAGGAAGTGGAAGCATTGCGATTGCTTGTGATGATTTAGGATTTGATTTGACCGCTTGCGAAATTGATAAAGACTACTTTGAAAAGGCAAACAAAAGAATAGAAGCCTACCGAAGTCAAACAAGTATTTTTTAATTGCGTATAACGGTCAAGGGCTTGGCGAAGGTGGGCTTGTAGGATGCTCAAATTTAGCAGAATGTGTCTGCCCACTTTTGCCAAACCCGTGTTATAAGCTGGCTGGATTGTTTAGCACTAAAGCCAAATCGAAGCACTAAAGAAAAAATTAAAATAAAAAAAAGCGTGGGAAAATATGTTTAGTTATTACGGAAGCAAATCAAAAATAGTGGACTACTATCCACCACCAAAACACAAAAGGATAATTGAACCTTTTGCTGGGAGTGCAAGATATAGTTTGAAATATTGGCAGAATGATGTTTTGCTTATAGATAAATACCCTGTGATTGTAGATGTTTGGAATTACCTAAAAACTGCAAGTGAACAAGATATAAAAGGATTGCCAAAACTTAATACAGGGCAAACGATTGATGACTATGATTTATCGGATATAGAGAGAAAGTTTATGGGCTTTATGGTGCAAGATGGAACAACAGGAATGAGAAGAACTGCAAGTTATTTCGCTGTAAAAAGAATGGATGAAAAGTTTAATTTCATTATTGAAAACTTGCACAAAATAAAGCATTGGGAAATTAAACTTGGTAGCTATGACGAACTTGAAAATGTAGAAGCAACTTGGTTTATTGACCCACCTTATGAATTTGGAGGACACGAATATAAATGCAGTAATAAAAACATTGACTTTGATAAATTGGCTGAATGGTGCAAAGAACGAAACGGACAAGCGATAGTTTGCGAGAATACAAAAGCAACTTGGCTACCATTTAAACCAATGAAAGAAATGCAAGGAACAATGTTTAAAACAACAGAAGCAATATGGAGCAACATAAAAACGAATTACGACAATGAACAAATCCTTTTACAATTTTGAAAAAATTGAAGTGCGTGGGCTTTTTTATTTTAATTTTTTCAACCGAAATGTTCAATCGAAGCACGTCTGCCAGCTTGCTTATAACGAATTTATAGACGCAAGGCTAAAAGGTAATGTAGTGCCTTTTGACGTTGAACGAGATGCAATACAGTTGATTGATGAATACGCCGAATCAAAGGCTAAAGAGGCGTTTGATGCTGCGAGGCAATTAGATAAACCCGTAGTAAAGAGCGAAACCGACAAAGGGATTGAAGCGTTTGAAGCCTACACGTTCAAAG